TCAGCATTCTGCCAAACTGTTAGAGCCCAGTTATCCAAAGAGTCGGAGGCGCCATATCCCCCAAAAATAACCATAGGAGTGGATCCATCTCCAACTATGTTACTATTAAAGTAAATCCAAGCCTCCATCGTAAACGCGCCATTGAAATTATAGGGTCTACCTGGGCCATTATCACTTACGTCATATTTTAGATACGCCCCGTTAAGACTCAGAGAGCTACTACCTACTATCGTAGGACTGCCAACAATCTGGACATTTGCATTACTAGATTTAGTCGGAGTTACATTATATTTAACGTCATCGATATTAAGATCAAAAGTCGACCTAATCATCACATCATCCCAGCTAGTATCTGCGGGAATTTGATCAGGCGCGTTTATTAAGAAGAAAGGCCTCCAGTCGGTCCCGTCATAGAAGTGGGGAAGCTGACCAATTACTTTTATCTCTCTCTGTTCATTACCCGTGGCAGGAGCCGTGGCATTATTTGTGAGCCTAACTGTGTTTCCTTTCAGATCTCCGTTGATGTTAATGTCACCCGTACCCGAGATATTCTTATTATTAAGAATTAAGTTACCTCCGAGTTGAGGAGATGTGTCATTAACTACTTCAAAGCTAGATATTACTGGAGGAGTGTAAGTAAACACCCCAAGCTCATTGTCATAAGATAGGCTCGGAGTAGAAGATGCACTAGCAGTTGCCACAGAAAAACTTGATAGTGCAATATCTGCAAAATCTTCATTTCTCCACTTATCTGAATCAGAATCATATTTAAGAATCTGGTTATCTGCAAGAGTACTTAATGTAATAGTAACATCGCCAACATCATTTAGTCCGTTAATTGTGGTACCACTTCCGCCGGTTCCATTAACCCAAGAAGTTCCGTTCCATTTAATAACTTGATCTTCCGCAAGAGTGCTCGAGTTGATGGCGACATCATTTAATGCATCTATGCTTATAGCCGCAATTGACTGAAGATAGCCTTGAACCGCATGATTGCCCCAGCCATAAGCGGCGTTCCACTGCCCAATATCTGTAGAAGTAATATCACTTGCTATATGTGCAGAGAACACCGGGTCTGTCTCTGTAAAGTCCGTCTGGTATCCAGCACTAGCATGATTCCCCCACCCAAAGGCCGCGTCCCAATTAGATATATTTAATCCGCTGGTTATATCGCTCTTGAAAGTAGAAAACAGAGCCTTCTTTGTAGTACCAGAGGATGAAGATGTGGTATCACTGACATCAACAGTTAACAAGACATCTTGATCCGCTATGCTGCTTAACTGAGTAAATTCTGATATTTTCTTCCCTGTAGTCATGGTTTTAGTTGTAAAGAATGTCGGTGGAGTCTTCGGCCTCTAGGTGGAAATTAGCATCTAGAGTAAATATCTGAGTTGTTGTATCTATACTTTCATCTATTATTTCTGGTTCAAAAAATGCATCACCCTGTTGCCAAAGGTCCGCGGCAAGGAAGGCGTACTGAGGCCTAGCATTTAAAGACCCACTTAACCAATACTTCGCAATAGATTCTACCAGACTCCACGTTGTACCGTCCCTATTGTAATAGAACGGAAGCCTAAAGAAGATATTGTTTGCTTCTTCAGGTGTTGTAATAGACGTCACCCCAGCAATCATTTGATTTTCGTACGCTTGTATTGCTTTATCAGCCACGGTACCTACTTGAGGTAAGGTATATTTTGTCGGTAGCAAGACAGGCGCGTTGTTCTCTTGTCCTCTGAGCCCTGACTTGACTTTTAAAATGCCACCTATGTTCTCACCTTTACGCCCATCTTTATTTGTAATAATGACTCCAGAGATCGGAGTTTGAAACACAAGAGAGTCTTCTATGACATTATATTCCTCCCCGATGTCTGTTGCAATAGCTTTTACTTTTACAGCCCTGGTTTCTGGAGTTAAGACTACATTATCTACTACCTTAAATTGCAAAGCATTATCATATTGAGATAGGGAAACGTCCGTTACTAAAACCGTATCTGAGGGTATGGTCACTCCGCTAGAAGCATCTGAAGGTATAGAGAAGACCACATCAACTTCTGCTTTCTTCCTTATCTGTTCAAAACTCAGCTCGTTCGCAGTATGAGCTTTTACTTGAAATAAACTAAATAAGAACAGTAGGGACATCACACTCCCCTTTGACTCTATTAACCCCTTCCAATCTTGTTTATAAACAGAGAACTCGTCTGCTTTGCTCCCATTATTTTTTGTGACATAGCTCTCGTTACTGATAGATTTGTCATAGCTGCTATATAATATTTTTGGGATCTTAGAAAGGTCTATCTCAGAGAAGTCTACGCCGTCTGTAAGTGTGCCGTGTGCCGTCCTCCACAGATCTTCTGTAAAAGGATATTCTAGTAGGACCTCACCCTTTGTAGTCTCGTACTCTGTCCCTCCTACAGTTTGAGTAAGAGATTCTTCAAACCACCCCAGAGCATTCTTAATTAGAGCCCTCTTATATTTTTGGTCCCACTTAACGTTCCAGAAAGGTTCTGTTAATCCAACGTGCTGGGCGAGCCAATCTAGGTTTTTTACGCTACATTCTGTAGGATCTAAATAAGAATAATAGAAGGATTCTATATCGTGCTTCTTCTCTCTTAAGAACTCATCTACGCCAGCCAGCATCCATTTAGCTACAGGTGGGGAGGGGATCTTGTCATCAGAGAGCATCTTCCAAGATAGTTTGTCTTTGGCGGAATAAAGCTCCTCTTTAGTTCTAGAGGAGTACATCGGTGACATCCCGTAGGCTACCCTTAAGTCTTTACCATATATGGACCTAGGCAAGAACTGATACGCTTTAGATCTATCACTTAGCACCACTATTGTGCCGATATCTAAAGAAGATATTGGTATTTTAAATCTGTCAGCATCCTCTCCTATAACTAGAGTCTCTTCTTCTGCGGGTCTGTATGATAGCGAAGCCCCAGGCAACCTTAGGTAGGTTGGTCTTACATTCTCATCAGAGATCTGCTTTACTGACCCGTGCTTTAAGTTACTCTTGGTGACCTGGAGACATTTTTTAAATAGCTCTTTAACAGTTCTAAATACAAAAGTAATAAAGGTTCTGTTTGTGTCGTGGTTGGCAAATCTGTCATCCCACCTGTCATCCATCACAGCTTTTATCTTCTCTTTCCAGACTTTATCTAAGCTAAATAAAATGTCGTTTATTACGTCTTTGATTATTTCTTCTACATTAAAATCTGCTAGCGATGCAAGAGTAGATCCCTTATAAAGCCTAGGATTTTTCTCGTATGCAGAAGTTAAAACGTTAGAAACAAACTCTTCTTCTGAGGCAATAATACCATTTAAAGGATCGTTTCCATCGAGCTCCATAGTGTAGTTGAACACCTTGAAGTAGTTGTCTTTGAAGATCCTGTCTAGATAGTTAGCAGGAGGCAAATAGATCAGCGTGGATTTACTTGCTGATTTATTTATATTTAACTCAGTCCCGCCTATCTCTTTAAATTTCCCTCTTATGATCGTCTTTAGTTCTAGTACTTCTTTACCGCCTAGGTAGTAGCTTACAGGAGTGTCAGAACTACCAAAAGTAGCGGCCGAAGTATATTTCCATTTATACCCAGATACCTTATTAATCTTTCCAATCAAGCACTTGCCAGGATTACAAGCGGCACTTGTTCCTTGACCGCTCTGACAGCTCAGCCCTTCTACAAAGCAGTTTTCCCTTCCTCCGCTTAGATCACCCTCTAGTGGGGTACCATGGGCTAAAATTTCGTATTCTTTATTTTCGTTGTCTGGTAGCTCCATAGGCTCGGGCGAGAAGACATTACCAATAGTCTCGTATCTAAATCCCGTGGTACTTAATAACTTAATATCTCTGTCTATTACTCGGTTTCTCTCGTCATTTCTTTCTAGTTTGCTATTGAAAGATATTTGAGCAAGAGAATGATCGGCTATTTTAATAGTCTTAGTTCTTTTAAACTCTACTGTTACATCCGCTGCTCTGTACCCGTTCTTAACGAACCTGCGGTTTCTTTGATCCCATAAAGATAAATATTCCATTTTCAAGCCTCAAGATAACTCTTATAATCTTGGTTAGTGTATGTGTATGTAATTGGCGACTGAGTATTAGAAGATATCAAAGTAACTATGTTTTTGCAGTATCTATATGTCCTTACAGGATCCGTATTTTTATACTCTACGGTAATGCTGTCAATAGTCGCTTCTGGGGTATCTATACAGACTTCGTTTATTCTCTCTGATACAAAAGGAGAGTTGCAATAGTTTCCTACATTTTCTTCGTCTTCTATCTGCAATACTTTAATAGACATAGAGGTTATAGACTGAACAAAATCCATGGCGTAAACGTTGCTAAATATCCGCTGATAGTTAAATTCAGATCCTAGCTCTATATCGGATGGGTTTAAGGCAGAGCTTAACATAGAGTTAATCCTAGAGGCATAAAAATCTACACCTGAAGTATATTTTTCTGGGTCATATTCCACAGAGACTGAGATCTCTACTGGGGATACTCTAGGGCCTATTATTGAGGCCGAAATACCAATAGGGGACTTCTTGCGTATTGAATTCAAAATGTTTTCTTTTATGGCATCACTTACTGGTTCCCCGTTTTCGTTTCCGATACAGATTACGATATTCCCTGAGAGATTAACATCTAAATTAAACCTCTCCTCGTAAGTTAACACCTTAACTATAGAGTCCGCCGGAGCCAAGCTAATAACTTCGTTATAATAATCTTCTGCCGATATGAGCCCTCTTCTCCTCATTAAAGAGAACGCTTTTGCCTTCATATTATCTACGGACTCTAGATTTTTACCTCCCTTAGCATTAGAGAAATTTGTTACTCCTTCTAGTCCTAATATATTTACACTTGTTTTTTCTATAGCTCCAGAGTTTACATTATATGCAGACCCCCATTTCTCTGACTCTGCTAGCCCCGTGGCACTGGTTGAAGTATCAGAGATTATCACCTGAGACTTCAGGATAAATTTAAGCTCAGAAGAAGTAGAAACAACGGTTCCTTTAGGAATGACCACTGATCTAGTGAATCCCGTGGTCTTAATAAAAGACACTTCAACCACGGCCCTTGCACCAATAGATCTCTGTATGCCTAACTGTCTTAGCCACTGGAGGGTATAGGCTTCAGGAAGAGAGTTTAGGTAATATAATAGTTCATTTTGAGCGTAGGCTTGACCTTCCACAATAGCTGAAAGAGGAGAAGCGGGGCTAAAATCATTTAAAGAACCATCTGACTCTAAAAATATCTTTGTTTGAGTATCTCTTACTAATGCAGAAGTATTCCTAGGATCAAGCTGGAGGGGTAGTATAGGTCCGTAAATATCAGGCATTACATTAACTTCTTATATCTAGTGTAGCAAGATTTATATTATAGAGTGGGTCTTCTACATTACTAGAAGAGACCCCAATGCTAACAGAATAATATTCTAAGCTATCATTATCTAATAAGCTTTCACCTAGTAAAGCGGCCAAAGGATACCCTACGTACCCTTGAGCAACAACGTTTTGTAAGGAGTATATATTAGATGAGTATGCAGATTTGCCAGAATAATACTCGGTAAAAGACGTTGTGCCTAGATTTATATCCGCCCCCTTATAGTTCTTACCTAGCCTTCCTTCTTCAGAAAGTGGAACTAAAGTGTCCGCTGGTGCGCTAGATACCTTTGTTAAAGGGTTGTTTGCTGCGATTAATAAAATCAGATCAAGATCCTCTGTTAAATAGTTTTCAGTTTTAAACCTGGCCGCCACGTCTTTTGCTAAGCTTAAGAAATCTAGATCTAACTCTGATTTGTATCCAAAGAGTCTAGCAGCTTCCTCTAAGCAATCTTCCAGTATAGATAACAGTGTAGAGTTATAATCAGAGATCCTATTTAGAAGAGATAGTAAGCTTTCGGTAGCGCGCGAAGAATACTTATTTAAATCGGTTTTGCAAAATATATCTATAAAGTCTGTAAATACCCCGCTCTCACTGTAGTGCCTATCTAAAGTGCTAAATATAGCATTTTTTAATAGCTTTTTTGTATTTACAAAATCTAGCGCTAGGTGCGAAGGGAGCTGAGCATCAAGGCTTTTTGATACTGAATTACTTCTAATTTGGTCCGCTACAGTGTAGAATAGCTCAGAAGACCCATAAGCAACAGCTGCAAGGCTTCCGGTGGTTGAAAATTTGTCTGTAAGAAAATTATTCTTAGCCACATTTTAAATTTATCTATTATAGCTTTAAACCGCGGAAAGCAGTTTAAAGGAAGTATAGACTATAGACAATAGAATTGTAATGAGTCAAGCATCTATTCAGATTTTATCTAGTAACGTCGTAGGAGAAGAGCCTTTCATCGGGGACTTGGATGAGGGTGAGCTCTTTGTAAATAACGCCGATGGTAGAGTTTGGGTAGGAGATTCTATAGGATCTCCAATTGAACTAGGTGGTGCGGTAAAAAACTCGCCTATGGGCGCTTTAAGATTTTCGAATTTTCTTAGAGTAGACGTAAGCAACCCATCAAATTTACCTATTTCAAATACTAATCCTCTGGTAATCCCAGAAGGATACTATAGAGAGATGAGAGTTTTAATTACTTTCCCGCAGGATCCCGTATCAAACGTGGTCTACTTTGACTACCCTGTTGATTGGGGACAGAAAGATGCTTGGTTTATCAGATCCAGTGGTATAACCTGGGGTTTTGGGCTCATTGCTGCAGATGAAAATGCGGACAATCCAATCGACACATACAGAGGAATAGGTAGACAAATGATGGTAGAGCTCAGCTCTTTTGGCCCTAATGACTCCTGGATGGGCAGACTCCTTTGGATAAATAATATCTAATAATTAAATTCCGATGCTTGACAAGATTACGTTCGCGAACGGAACAATTGTTTCAAAAGAATACCTCAATGAGGTACAGAAAGGAACGAGTTTCGATGCTACTACAACTAGAGACGACTTCTACGGCCTCTCTGATGCTGACAATAACAAGTGGCAAATTTCTCAAAGAGATGGTCTTAAGGACTATGAGCTAGCTAACCCTAGAGAAGAAAAGGAAACGGCCATTGGTAGGTTGGCACACGATGGTGTTATCCTAGGGTACGAAGGTACAATCACTTCTGTCTCTGAAGCCACCTTTACTGAGCCTAAGACTATCCCTACAATAGTTGGTCAGGATCAAATCCCCATCATTGACGGATCTTCCAGCCCAGCCGGTACCAGAGGTGTGATTATTGAAGCTGGAAGCATCAAGCTTTCTAATGGCGGCATCTTTAGTTGGCCCCGCACCCTGAAGCAACTTATTGGAGTAGGCGGCAACTCCTCTGCAGGTCCTAACTACCTCTACGTTAAAGAGAATCAGAACGATGGCTCCCAGTCTGAGATCGTTATCTCCAGCAGCCGTCCTGATATTGCCTCCGTCCCTCACGTCCCTCTCGCAGAGCTTAACTTTAATGCGTTTGAGTTTGAGACCGGAAGCGATGGTAAGGTAATGGGAACCGGCGTTATTGACCTGCGTCCTAACGTCTTTGTTGGTAACCTATCTAACTTCTCCTCTGCTGTTCTTAAGAACACCTCCATCCTCAACACCTCCCAGACCATCAACCCTGGCGACAGAGCTGTTATCGATACAAGAAACGGTTCGGTTATCATCTCATTACCTGACCCTGGTGACTCCGATGGCGCTAGAGTTGCTGTTGTTGACCTTGAAGGTTCGTTTGACCGCTACCCTGTTGTTCTCCGCCCCGCCGCTGGAACTAAGATCAATGGCTCTGTGGACGACTGGATTATTAATATCCGCGACGCTCATCTTGAGCTCTTCTACTTTAAAGAAACCGGAGAGTGGAAGTTTGAAGAAACCCCAGGTTCTGATTGTAATCCCGTCTTAGGTTCATTTATTAGCTGCGGTGGTAAAGAATTCATTGGTACTCGTACTGCTGCCGAGTGTCCTGATGGCCAGGCGATCCCAGCAAACTATCCCGAGCCTTCTGAAGGAGTCTACCGTTACGAGGCTTCTTCTCAGAAGTGCTATAAAGAAGTCACCTCTACTTCAGCTGTATACTCTAACGGTGAAGGCGGCCTGATCAAGGTATTTAATGCCCCACGTTGTATCAAGAGTGCTGATGGTTTCACAGTCTCCACGGCTTCTAAGAGCATTATCTACGTCTCCCCGTCGACCGGCAACGACGCTATTGACAACTCTGGTACCGATGTTGGTACTCCTTTCAGAACAATTGAAAGAGCCCTACTTGAAGCTGCTAGAGCCTCTAGAAGAATCGAGGGCCTAGATGCATACGACACTACGGTTATCGAACTTGCCCCTGGTGATTACTATGTTGATAACTCTCCTGGTGTCAACGGTGTAGCTTCCGGTCAAGGTTCTGAGCAGTTCATCAAGCAAGTTGAGACCGGATTTGTCGCAACTGAGAACTGGAGCAGAGAGAGACCTTACATTATTGTCGATACTGCCGATGCTAGCTCTAATCAACCTCCTATCTCCCTCAACCTTGGCCGCACCCTATATACTCCATCAGGTGGCTTGGGTACTATCTACAAACTCGAAAGAATAAGCTCGACTTCTTCTCGCTGGAAGATTTATCTTCAGTCTGTTCAAGGTTCATTCTCCACAGGAGACAGACTACTCTACAACCGTCTCTCCGACTTCAATCCCACCGATGGTGGTGTGGTTGTACCAAGAGGTATTTCCATTAATGGCGTTGACCTGAGAAAAGTTAGAGTTCGTCCTATGTACGTTCCTGGTCTAACCCCAGGACAAAGTGTTGCTCAGGATAAGAGAACTTACATCTTCAAAGTAACCGGTGGTACGTACGTCTCGCTGCTCACCTTCACTGACAACCAGCAGTTTTCCAGAACACACAACACGGTTACCGCCGTTGGTTTTGCTTCTGAAGAAGAAATTAAAGGATCAGATACCGAAACTTCTTACTACAGAAAGATTGCTTCCTTATTCGCTAGTATTGACGGATGGGGCGATGATTCCCTTTCTCCTGTAACTGGAGAAACCACTATTGTTGCTCCTCTTGCCAACTCTAAGTTCGATCGTTCCCAAGACTTAGAGCAGAACCAGACTGGTTTGCAGAGCCCTGACCTTGACCTTCAGACCCCAGCTTCTATTCCTGGTCAAGCTATTCTTAAAGTTAACGAGGCCGGAAGTACTTCTTACTTCAAGCTCCCTGATGTTAACTCCACAAGATCCTCTTCTCCTTATGTATTCAACTGCTCTGTTAGATCTATTTTTGGTCTCAACGGTATGTGGGTTGATGGCTCTAGAGTTGCTGGTTTCAGGTCTATGGTTACTGCAAACTACACGCAGGTTTCGCTACAAACCGACCCTAACTGCTATGAAAACCCCGCTGTTGATTACTACTCTGATCCACCGACTAATAAGTTAACTGGGCAAGGTAAGAAGTACAGAGAGTGCGGAGCTGATCCCTTCAAGTATCGTCACTGGGGCTTCAGAGGAAGCTACGACGCCACCATCCAGTTAGTTTCTTGCTTTGTTATTGGTAACGCTGATCACTTCATTTCTGAATCGGGCGCCGACCTTTCTATCACAAACTCTTGTTCCGACTTTGGTGATATTTCGCTAAGAGCTCTTGGGTACAAAGACAGAGCATTCTCTCAAGATGAAGGGATTCCTCAGGGCACATACCTCGGTACTAAGGCCACTGAGATCATTCCTCCGCTCCCTCTATCTTACAGTTCCCTTTCTGATGTTAGGGGCCCCACCCTAGAAGATACGACCATCTCTACAGGTTTTGTTCTTGACTATACTAGCACTCTTAACTACATCACTGCTAACTCTGTTAATTCCGTTCAGCCAGATACTCTAAGAGTTTACATTTTCAATTCTGACCAGGCAAATCCCCTAAACTTAGAGAATCCTCCCTCGGCTTCGGATGTTGCCTTTGGCCAGTATTCCTTCACTAAGAAGCAATCTGATGGACGTTACACCCACGCTGGAGGTGAGGCCTATGCGAACAGAAAACGAATCTACATCACTGGTTTCGATGAAAACGGTAACTCTATCAGCTTCCAGGCTAACATCGCCCTTCAAGGACCTGAGTCTCCTGGCTTCGACAAGCTAGATGACCGCTCCAAAGTCTTTGCTTGGGACTCTAACATTAACCGCTGGTATATTGAAACTGATGTTAATGGTATCGTAGAAGAGACTTTTGATGGATCTAAAAGTAATAAAGGAGACGCAGACGCAGACGGATATCTTGCCAAGAAGCTTACCTACGCTTTCAAGTATAAGGTCTCCACTTCAACCGACGCCACTACAAACCTCTTCAAGCTTATTGATTTTATCTTCAATAAAGCTCCTATTAAGATCGTTAGAGGTGTTGATAGAAGGACTTCGCAAGAAAGAATCTATAAAACTGTTGTTGAAGGTCACATCGCTGAGGCTGGTCTAAGAAGACCCCAGGCCTACTACATCATTGAGAAGCAGGCCGGTGTAGCCGGATTCCCTCTCAATGGAGGAGCGCTGACAGACAACCCCCTAGCCATCACTCAGGTCCAAACCTATGACTCTTACGAGAGACCATCTGCTGTAGACGTTAAGTATCCTGGTAAGTATCTTGTATACATTACTCAATCCTCAGACGCTAGAGACGTATTCTCTGGTAACGTCTTCCCTGTACAAGATGCTGATGAGCCTGAGCTCACTGAAGACCCCTCTAACTCGATTACTAAGATCGCTGTCGAGAAGCTCTCTGCTAGACCAGGCATCGCTCTTACGGGATCTATCGTTCCCGGCATTAACCCAATCTTCATTAAGACTTCTTCTTCTTCTTCTCAGGTTGGTTTCTTAACTTCTCTCCGTAGACCTTCTGTTATTAGAGCTTCTGGTCATACCTGGGAATGGACCGGCTACCTCAACTACGATACTGCTTTCCCAACCTATCAGGGTGAGCCTCTAGACGCTGATACTGCTCTGGGTAAGATTATTGTTGAAGAAAACGGTGGTAGAGTCTATGCCACTGGCATGAACGAGGAAGGCAATTACTACATTGGTACAACGGTCTTTGACCTAAGATCAGGTGAGCAGTTCTCTATTCCGCTCAAGGCGGACAACGAGCCTGGCAACGTAACCAACCAAGTTCTTAACACTGTATCCATCCGCCAGAGGTTACTCATGAGCGATGGCTCTGCAATGATCTTTGGCTCTGACACAAATGTATTCTTCAGCCAAGATACTCAACTTAAGAGTTTGACTACTGGTGACATCACAGCCTCCAACAATCCTCCTGGTGTGTATGGAACAGAATCCAAAGCCGGACTTGTACAGTTTGCCACTAAGTCTGATATTGAAGGCGCAAGAAACAAGGATGGGGACGTTGGCTCCAATGGTACTTCTGGTTACCTCGTAGTTAGTGCCTTACAGCTTGCCCAGGAACTTGAGACTAGACTTGGTGGATTTATTACCGCTGGTACGGGCGTTGCTGTTCAGGTCACTCAACAGCCTGGCGAAGATGGGCAGTCCGGAACCGAAGACGATTTTAATGCTTTCGCCATCAGCATCGGACAAGATGTTTCTACTACTGCTGAAGTAACCTTTAAGAAGGTTACTGCAACCGAGGATATCTGCGTTTCTTCTGACCTTCGTCTCAAGGACAACGTAATTCGCTACGACAAAGCTCTAGAGAAAGTCGAAAAGCTCAGAGGTGTTTCCTATAACCTTAAATCTGCTCCAGAGCGTAAGCGCATTGGTCTTATTGCCCAAGAGGTTAAAGAAGTTCTACCTGAGTCTGTGGACATAGATGGAGCCGGACTGATGACTGTTTCTTACCAATCCATGGTCCCCGTTCTTATTGAGGCAATCAAAGAACTCTCTGACAGAGTTAAAAAACTAGAAGAAAAATAATCCGCTATGGCATACTCAAAAAACCAGACTGTTGTTAACTCAGTAAGCATCGGTTTTCCTGGCGCAATCAAGATCCAAGGTTATCTTCTTTCCAGTAACTGGGGTGGCCTTTTATCGACCGTCGGCATTGCATTCGATACCTCACTTGGCACCCTAGCAGGTAGGTACAGTACAGGTAGTGCGAGCTTTAACTTTAGTCAGTCGGGTATCTATCGCGTTAGAGCTTCTGCTGATAACCATGGTGAACCACAAACCACGTTTAATATTGTTGGCGCTACGACATGGCGGAGTAGTATAACCAGTACGAGAAGCGGTAGTGGGTCAAACGTTTCAGAATCGAAAAGATGTGCGGGGTTCCTGTCTAACAACGGCAAAGTCACTTACTTTAAAATTCCCTCAGCTGGTAACTACACTTTTAACATTGGCATTAAGAATACTGACGCCGGAACAGAATTGAATCCGATCACGGCGTTTGTTGATAACCCCATGGGTATGGCTTTTGTCATTGAGTATATGGAGGGTTTGCCAGCTCCTCCAGCTCCTCCAACTCCTCCCGGAACTCCTCCACCTCCTCCAGATCCTCCAGCTCCTCCAATAGGCACAGGCCCAGTCCCTGGAGGCTGTCCACCAGGGCCATGGGAGCCTTCTGTTCCCACTTGTGCTTCACCACCATCCACTCAGAGTCAGTCCGGTGGGCTTCAAATCACAACTGACGGAGAAGACAAAGTAACTCTTAACTTGGCTAATTACGCCGGTAAGTTAGTTACTCTAAAAGTAACAAACTTCTTAGGTACTGCAGCGTGGGTCAATAACTTCGGGTTTAATATCCCTGAGGCTTCTGATATAATTGCACAACCTGGCGGAGCTCTAGGTGGTAGTATTTACAATCGCGCGGCGTTTAGCGGACAAATGGGTGGAACAAAAACCTACTATATTTGTAACCTAGATGGGGGTAACTACGACTTTGACTTCATTCACTCTTCCGTGCCAGGAGAACAGCCCAAGCGTGACCTCTTTGAAGAGGTCTGTATTACCCACGAAGACGGATCGCAAAGCTGTTCATGTGCCAAAGTCGGTGTAGAATACTACGAGCCATGGCCCAAGTGCGGACCAGAGCTCGCTATTAAGAAAAACGGCGGTAGCCAAGTTTCTTGGTGCTATGAAGATGGCGGTGGTAGCCCTTACTGCGACCAAGAGGTCACTGTTGAAGTAATTTCAACCCGCGACGTATTACCTTCTGGTAGTAGTGCTGATATATGCTTGGATGGCGGGCTTCAAACCTACGTTTGGGCAGAAGACGTTGGCAATGCCTCTGCTGATGGTAAGTGCTTCTCTGAATACAAAAATCACTCCGAGCCGGAGAGATTCCGCGATCCTACAAACCGTGCATCAATTTCCATCCCAGAGATGCTATGCTTCAAGGACTTCATTGGTTACTCAGGAGCAAAGACTCCAGGTGAGCTAGGAATTTAAAAACATGTTTACAACTAAATCTGCCAGCGGGAGAAGGGCAAGAGCTCCCAAGTGGTGGGGGAAGTTTGGGGAGGCCCTCCCTAAGTTTTCCCTGCCTTTTCTTCGCCCTAAGACATGGACAAAAAAGCTCGCGTATGAGTGGGTAAACCAGATCCCTGACAAATGCCCGTTTGAACGTCAGTTTTGGATAGGAGAGACTCTTATGCTTTATATCCCTCCTCTTTGCCCTCTTAATCCTGTATCTCAACAACTATATTCTATTAAGCTAGAGGCGAAGACCTACCTATACGACCTAGAGAAACTAGATTAAAGAGAGTTGTGGGGTTGACATGACGTCTTTCCCATGATATAATAACTAAGTGAGCTAAGAGAGATCTTACTCCAAAGGACCCAGTACTAAAAGGATCAAACATGTCTTTCAATATCAACACTGTTGACATTTCTACTAACGCGCCAGCTCTCGCTCCTCTTGCAGGACGTGAATACACCGGAGAATATACATCACTTCCAAACGCAAACCTCCCTAAAGGGATGCGCAAGGACCTAGATACTGTGTTCCAGTATCTCACAAGCGAAGAACTTCCTCTTGATGAGAATACTTTCTTGATTAAGTCTCGCGATAGCATTTACTTCCGTCTGTTCGGTCCAGTGCTCAAAGTCGGCGCAGAAGGCGTCGAAGGTACTAAGGACAACGAATTGTACATCCAGTGGGGCCCTCGTTTCATCCCCATCCAAGCTGAGAAGGGTGGTTTCAAGACCACAGATGGCCGAGAGATCGAAGCAGAATTCGGCTCTTATAACTTCTCTGGTCGTGGCGAAGACGCAGCACTCTTCATGGCTGTTGATGTAGAGGGTGGACAGACTGTCCTTCCCGTAGCTGTTCGCTTCACTGACTGGGAGAATCCAGTCGAGCCTAAGGCAATGAACGCTCTTCTCAAGAAGAAGCCTGCAGACATTATCGGACTGCTTCAAAAAGTCACTGCTAAAGGTGGTGGTGGTACTCGAATCGAAGCTACTGACGAAATCGACTTCCGTGAGCTCGAGCTTAATAACCCCTACGAGGTTATCGGATACTACCCTTGCAAGACTTCTTACGGTTTAACATACCGCATCTTGATCAATAACTGCCCTGAAGAGGGTAACATTGCAGGCGCATGGGCTCATAGCTCTATCCGTCCTCTCTTGGCAACAAAGCCAGAGATCAATCAAGAGAAGCCTGCTACACTGACCCTGCGTAGCAAAGAAGAAATGGACAACGGACGTATTCGTATTCGCTCCACTCTGCTCCTCGCTCAGCAGGAGACAGGTGACGAAGACCTTAACTTAGATTTCTGATATAGATATAAAAACTTAATAGTTCTATCTCCCTGCGACTACAATCGCGGGGATTTTTTTGTTTAAAGGAAAGTTACCGCACAAAATAAAACATGGAAGAAAAAGAGCTAATAGTCCCTGAGGGCTGGAGTGCTTACTCTGAAAAAGACGTTGGTATGGTAGACCCAGGACCACAAACAGGTGAAGATGAATATCATTCTCAGTATGTAGATCCTAACGGTAAGTACGGAGCAGCTAAGTCCGACAAGCCCGATGTCAGTTCTTATGGTGGCTAATAGCTGTGTACACTTTGTCTAGGCCATGATAGAATAGCTTTATCTACAGGCCACTGATGCCGGAAAACATCCTTTTAGTCTCAGACATCCACTCGCGAGATGATGCTCTTCCCCGGCTCATAGACGGTCTCTCTGCCCAACTCAACAACAAAACCCACCTTGTTTTTCTAGGGGACTTAAATGATTGCAGAGAT